CCCCGAGGGTGAAGTGATTGTGAACTACCCGTCGCACAAGAATCTAATGTTTACGATTAAGGAATCAAATGTTTGAAGTTCTAGGTGGTGGTATTTTGGGTGGGGTTTTTGGCGGTATCTTCCGTCTGGCCCCTGAAGTCTTAAAGTTCTTTGACAAGAAGAACGAACGCCTGCATGAGATGGCAATGTTTAGCCGTCAGTGCGAGTTGGAGCAAATCCGTGGGCAGCAGAAGTTAGCCGAGATTGGCGCTCAAAGAGAAGCTGCTATTGATGTTGGTGTCATGGATGCTTTTAACGCCGCAATCAATCAGCAAGCCGAGATGGTCAAAGCGGCAGGTGGCTGGGCGGCTAGTCTGTCTGCATCTGTGCGTCCGGTGGTTACATATTGGATATTGTTTGTCTGGTCTTTTGTACACGTATGGTTTGCATGGAACGCATGGCTTGCTGGTGCGCCAGCAGTAGAAGTATTTAAGACCATGATGTCGCCTGACTTCTCAGCCCTGCTGTCTGGAACAATTAACTATTGGTTTCTTGATAGAACTCTGAAGCAACGCGGCATATGAACCTAGACCTAGCCGCTGAACTGTGCCGCCGGTTTGAAGGCTATCGGGCCAAGCCGTACCTGTGTCCAGCTAATGTAGCCACGATTGGGTACGGTTCTACCTACTACGCAGATGGGCGTAAAGTAACATTGGAAGACCCTCCGATGGATGAGCCGACAGCCAGAGCACTGTTGATGGCAGAGCTTTTGCATACCTACGCGCCCGGTGCTATTCGCCAGTGCCCAAACCTGCTGGTGATTGCATCGCAAGGCGACCCAAGAAAGCTAAACGCCATCGTAGATTTCTGCTACAACCTTGGCATTGGGCGCTTGCAAACAAGCACGTTAAAGAGGAAAATCAACGCCAATGACTGGGAAGGGGCCAAGGAACAATTGATGCTCTGGACTAGGGGAGGCGGCAAGGTTTTGCCGGGCCTGTTGAAACGCCGCACGGCTGAGTGCGCTTTGCTGGACTAAAAATGCCATTACAGAAAATACTGTTCAAGCCGGGCGTGAATAAAGAGAACACGCGATACACCACCGAGGGTGGTTGGTATGACTGCGACAAAATCCGTTTCCGTCAAGGCAACCCTGAGAGTATCGGCGGCTGGCAGCGTCTTTCTACAAACACATTCTTGGGCGTTTGCCGTTCACTTTGGAATTGGATTACCCTGAACGGCCCAAACTTGCTTGGCCTTGGTACAAACCTAAAGTTCTACATTGAGAAGGGTGGTGTCTACTTTGACATTACCCCCATCCGTGACACCGAAACGCTTGGCGCAAACCCATTTACTGCAGACGGCACAACAACGGTTATTGTTGCTGACACGGCGCACGGCTGTGTGACTGGGGATTTTGTTACCTTCAGTGGCGCTACTGGTACGTACGCATCTATCTTGAACGCCGAATATCAGGTCACTGTTACCGGTGCAAACACATACACAATCACAACGGCTTCTGCCCTGACTGCTGGCACGTATGGTGGCTCGGCTGTTGTAGCTGCATATCAAATTAACGTTGGCGCTGAGTACGCAGTTCCTGTTACCGGTTGGGGTGGTGGCCCTTGGGGTTCTGGCCTTTGGGGTGTTGGTTCTAGCACGCTGTTCCCAATCCGTTTGTGGAGTCAGATCAACTATGGCGAAGACCTTGTGTTTGGCCCTCGTGGTGGCGGTCTTTATTATTGGGATGCGACAAGCACAGTCAACAGCCGTGGCGTAGCTCTTAACACTCTGGGCGGCACAGTTACCTTTACCAACGCAAACCCAACCGTAGTAACCTCAACCATCCTATACACAGAAGGTGCGGCGCTTCAGTTCTCTGGCGGTTCTTTGCCAACTGGCATCACTGCGGGTACTACATACTACGTCTTCCAAGTTAACGGTCTGACGTTTAATCTGCTTGATGGCGCTGGCGCTGAAGTTGGTACATCGTCTTCTGGTTCAGGTTCGGTGTCTAACATTGTTGATGTGCCCATCTTGCAGAACACACTGACGGTGTCTGACTCTTCACGTTTCATTATTGTGTTTGGCACAAATGACTACGGCTCCAGCACGATTGATCCGATGCTGATTCGCTGGTCTGCGCAAGATGACATTTACAACTGGACACCTGACGCTACGAACCAAGCAGGCTTTACACGTCTCTCACACGGCTCAGAAATTATTACGGTGTTGCAGACTCGTCAAGAGATTTTTGTGCTGACAGATTCGGCTGCGTATTCTTTGCAATACCTTGGCCCTCCTTACGTTTGGGCACCACAACTGCTTGGCGATAACATTTCTATCGTTGGCCAGAACGCCATCATCATTGCTTCCGGTATTGTGTATTGGATGGGTGTTGATAAGTTCTATGCTTATGACGGTCGTGTGCAAACGCTTAACTGTGACCTGCGCCGCCACGTATTCCAAGACTTCAACCAAGCGCAAGCTGCGCAAGTTGTGTGCGGCACGAACGAAGGTTTCAATGAAGTCTGGTGGTTCTACTGCTCAAGCAACAGCCAGCAAAACGACCGCTATGTGGTCTACAACTACCTCGAAAAGATTTGGTACTACGGCACGATGAGCCGCTCGGCATGGCTTGACTCTGGCCTGCGGGACTACCCGATGGCCACAACGTATGATCCCACTACGGGCACAGGCACAACGCTGTATCACGAGAACGGCATCGACGATAAAGCCACTGCCACCACTGCGCCGATTGACGCATACATCTCTTCATCTGAGTTTGATATTGGTGATGGTCACAACTTTGGTTTCGTCTGGCGCGTGTTGCCTGACCTGACTTTTGAAGACTCTGTGAATTCCCCTGCTGGCGTTGCGCCAACTGTAACGATGACGCTGTATGGCTTGGCTAACTCTGGCTCCGGCGTAACAAGCTCGGCCAATCAACCCGTGGCTAAGAGCAGTACGTACACCATCACTGAGCAGTTCACCGGCCAGATATTCACGCGCATGCGCGGTCGCCAGATGATCTTCAAGATTGGCTCAAACCAGATTGGTACGGCTTGGCAGTTGGGTGCACCACGTATTGACATCAGACCGGATGGCAGACGCTGATGGCCGATAACACACGGATTATTAACCCTGCTGTACCCAACTTACCACTGGGCACGGCGGAGTACGAGCGCAGGTATCAGGATCAGTTTACCAACGTCTTGCGTCTGTACTTCAACCAACTGCGTAATGCGCTGAGTGAGTTGCTTGGGTTAAATGGCGGTAAGTATCTTCAGTTTCCTCATATTGCTGCATCTGATAACGCAACCCAGTATGCAACGGCGGCAAACACACCTACCATCGTTCAGTGGACTACTTTGGATGCCGGTAGCGGGTTCACGCTAAACTCCAATAGCACTGCTACAGCACAAGCTTCGGGTGTATATAAAATTACTTATAGCCTTCAGTTTGCTAACAATGACAACGTAGCGCATGACGCTATTGTTTGGTTGCGTGTAAATGGACTTGTTTCATCCTCGGCCAACGACGTTCCAAACTCTACAACTATTTTCACGGTTGCTGCACGGAAAAGTGCAGGTGTGCCAACCTATGTTGCTGGGTATTCAGAAGTTGTGTTTTCGTTAAACGCCGGAGATTCTATTGGGCTTTGGTGGGGAGTGACTCAAGCCGCCACTTCTGGCGGTGCAACGGGTATCTACATGCTTGCCGTACCTGCCCAAACTTCCCCTATGACGTACCCCGCAGTACCTTCAGCAATCGGCTCTATAACATTTGTGTCTGCGCTACCAACATGATATTATCAAACAACCCCATTTTGAGAGGCAGATATGAGCCTGCATAAGTTTGCCGACATGGTTGCCAAGCAAGGCCGTGGCGATGACTCCTTACTGATTCACATGACGCCGGACGAAGTTCAGCGCCTACAGAAGTTTGCCGAAGCTAACGGCCGTTCGTTGACCATCAACCCAGAAACAGGTTTGCCCGAAGCTGGCATGCTGTCAGACTTGTTTAAGGCTGTTGCCCCTATTGCACTTGGCGCTTTCTTAGGCCCAGCAGGCGCTGCTTTTGGCGGCGGTTTAATGTCTGCAGGCATGGCCGGTTTAACTGTGGGCGGCCTGACTACTTTAGCTACCGGCAGTTTGTCTCGCGGCCTCATGGCCGGATTGGGTGCGTATGGTGGGGCGGGGTTGGGCGAAGGCATAATGAACGCAGGCGCTACAGGGGCGGCATCGGAAGCTGCAGCGCAGGCGGCTGCACAGCAACAGCTTAGTGGCGCTAACATGGCGTTGGGCGAAGCGATGCCTGCACAAGCGGCTGAGCAGTTTACAAAAGACGCCGTAGCACGCTCTACAGCTCCTATGGCTAAGTTAGGTGCGGGGTTGGAGTCTATTACAGCAAGCCCTAAAGACGCCCTTGGTTTTGCTAAAGATAATTGGAAATCTTTGGCAGCGGCATCTGCACCAATCATGGCAGGCGCTATGGTTCCCACAACAACCAAGCTGCCAGAAAACACTAATCCTGCGTACATTCGTCAGAAACTGTACGACCCCTACACGCAGACATACAAGTCACTAGCGCCAGTTAAGGCCAGCGAATGGGGTAGCCGTAACTTCTCCGACGCATACACAAACCCACAGACAGGTATTGCCGCTACGCTAGACACCCGCAGACCAGAACCTATGGCTGGTGGCGGTATTGTGGCTTTGGCTGACGGCGGTTCTGCAGCAGCGCAATATGCAGCTACACACAGGTTAGATGATACAAGCGGTATCACAGGTACTGACTTTTACAAAAACATTGGTTACACAGCAGGCGCTTTGCCCGGCGATAAAGGCGGACTTGAAGGTCTGTACGCCAACACCAACTATGCGGCTCAAGGTTTACAGAGTCAAATTGACGCTGGAAAAATGACTAGCCAGCAAGCCCGCGAAGCTGCGTTGGCAGAAATGAACCGCGTTGGTATGAACGCTGATGACTTAAAAGCTGCTACAGGTAAAACATTGGCTGAGCTATTTCCAGACAGCACTACAGTTATCCCCGGCGGCACACAGCTACCCACTGCAACTACCTATGACAACGGCGCGTTTGGTAACTACGGCTCCGGCCCTGCAACGGGTGTGGACTACAAAGGTGAGACTGTATCAATCGCTACCCCCGGCGACATCATCACAAACCCAGATACTTCTCGTACAGTAACGCCAAACATCCCCGGTCGACCATATGGCGGCTTTACAGGTATAGAAAATGTGAAGAGTGCGTACACCGCTGGTGGCGGCAGCTTGGGCTACACCCCCACTGCGCCAAAAACAATTGCTGAATTTAACCAACTGTATAACAAGCAGACTGGCGACTCGCTGGCCGCGTACGATTACCTCATGGGTAAAGGCGCGGGGACTGCGGACGCCGCTAAATATCCAATCCAAAGCAAAGCTGCGGCCACAGGTATCAACCGCCCCTATTTTGGCGAGGGCATGCGCTACAAGCCTAAGTTCTTGTCTTATGGCAAAGACGGCGAGATCACATCTAGCACGACAAGTGGTAAAACCGCAGACGCTAAAGCTGCGGACTTGACCAAAGCAAAAACTATTGAAGTTACAGACGCTTCTGGATATGACACGCAGACCTACACAGCAGTACTGCAAGACGATGGCACCTACTTGGCAGGCAACGGCAAGCGCTACGATGTTACTGGTAAAGAACTCGCAGCGGATGGTGGCATGATGGGCTACGCCATGGGTGGCGGTCTTGGTTCTTTGGGTTCCTACTCAGACGGCGGTCGTTTGCTCAAAGGCCCCGGCGATGGCGTGTCTGACAGCATCCCTGCAACAATCGGTGAAAAGCAGCAACCTGCACGTCTTGCCGATGGCGAGTTTGTAGTCCCTGCGCGTATTGTGTCTGAATTGGGTAACGGCTCTACTGATGCAGGCGCTAAGAAACTCTATGCCATGATGGACCGTGTCCAAAAAGCACGCGGCAAGACCACAGGCAAAAACAAAGTAGCGGCCAACACCCGCGCTGACAAACATCTTCCCGCTTAAGGAATAGATCATGGCTGAGCCAACAGTACAGACGATAAACCAGACGCAGACCACAATCCCCGACTACGCCAAGCCGTACGTTGAGGAGCTGCTCGGCAGCGCTCAAGGTTTAACCGACCCAAATCAAACCCCATACATGCAGTACATGGGGGATCGCGTAGCCCAGTTTACGCCTTTGCAACAGCAATCGTATGAAAACGCTGCGCTGATGCAGACTGCTCCTCAGTTGGGCGATGCTACTGCTATGGCGGGTATGGCAGGCCTTGGCGCACTTAACACGCAGTACACATTTAATCCTGCTAACTTTGACGCCGCCACTGCCAAAAACATGATGAGCCCCTACATGCAAAATGTAGTGGCACGCCAGCAACAAGATGCTCAGCGTCAAGCAGATATTGCGCGTCAAGCACAAGGTGCTCAAGCCGCTCGATCAGGCGCGTTTGGTGGAAGCGGTGATTACCTCATGCGTGCACAAGCTGCGGGTAACTTAGCTCGTCAAAAAGGCGATATTCAAGCACAAGGGCTGCAAAATGCTTACCAACAGGCTATGCAGCAGTACAACACCCAGAACCAGTTGAACGCTCAGCAGCAACAGTTTGGCGCAGGTTTAGGTTTGCAAGGATTGCAGACAGCCAACCAAGCGGCTAGTAACTTAGCTAATATTGGCCAGACACAATACGGCCAGAACGTTGGTTTGCTTAACCTCCAGAATCAGTTTGGTGGCCAGCAACAACAGCAAGTTCAAAACATCTTGAGCAACCAATACCAAGACTACCTGAACGCCCAGAACTATCCGTACAAACAGTTGGGCTTTATGTCTGACATGCTCCGTGGTTTACCACTGACTCAACAGTCCTCAACTGTGTATGGCCAAGCGCCTTCTATGGTGTCACAAGTAGCAGGTCTTGGCGGTGCGGCACTGACTGGCGCTAAATTGTTTGGTGCAAAAGGCGGAGCTACCCAAGACTTGGAAAGCCGCCCTGCTGGTCTGGCTGAGTTAGCTGTCTATAACATGGGCTGAAGAACATGATTGATGTAAACGAAATCACCTCCACCCTGCGTGGGATGCCAGACCAGCAGTTGCAGCAGTACGCTGCAATGCACAAAGGCGACCCCTATATTCTTGCTTTGGCTGTTTCAGAGAGCAATCAGCGTAAGAAGCTGCGCATGGCCTCACAAGGTCAGGCAGGCAATCAACCCATGCCTAAAGTAGCCGACGCCGCAATTGCGGGCATGTCTGCACAACAACTTCCTGAGAACCAAGGCATTGCTCAAATCCCCACGCCTAATGTACAGAACATGGCTGACGGCGGTATTGCCGGTTACGGCGACGACGAGGGCATGGCGCAAGGCGGGATGTTTGATTTTGCTCAGCGTAGCGAACCCGTTGTTCGCATGGCTGATGGCGGTCACGTTCCTCGCTACCAAGGCAATACAGTCGACGGCAGTGTTGTACGTAGTAACCCTATGTTTAATGTCCCCGGCATGGTGGCGGTACAGCCTCGGGCAGACTTTACGCAGCAGGGTGCTCCTGAGAGTACGCCTTTCTTCCAACGCGTATTTGACAGCATCAAAACACAAGGTAAAGAAGCTACGCTTTTTGAAATTGAAGGCCGCATTAAAAAAGGTATTGCTACGGAGCAAGAAAGAGCGTTCTACCAAGCAGAGATGAATAAGAAGGCAGGCAAGCCGCAGGTAGCTGCGCCCAAAGACGTTGTTAATCCCGACGAAGCATTGATGGCTTCTGAAAAAGCGGGCAAGTTTAAAGCGACGTCTGACAAAGCCGCTGACAAAACTCAGGACAAGCCCCCTGTGCCTCCAACAGTTAACTTGCCTACGGGGGGCACGTCCGTTAAACAAGCTCAAGACCTTGCGGGGCAGTTTTATAACCTCAAGGACATTAAAGGTCAGCTTGAACAGGCGCAAATGCAAGAGCGTCAAGACATCGCCAACGAGAAAGAAGCCCGCGCTGAGAAGCTCGCCGCATTCAACAAAGAGCAAGGCCCTGCAATGGCGGGCTACGAGAAGCTGCTCAAAGGCGAGGAGATGCAGGATGCGACCGACAAAGAGAAGGCCGGTCTGATGTCTTTGATGAAGGGCTTCTTGGCCATGGCTGGCGGAGAGTCTCCAAACGCTGCTACAAACATTGCCAAAGGCGCTATGGTCGGCTTGGGTGACTACGGCGATGCGCTCAAAGAGTTTAAGAAATCTGCCAAAGAGCGCAACAAAGCCATGGCTGAGATTGAGAACGCCCGCCGCTCAGAAGCTAAAGGCGACCTTAAAGACGCGCAAGTGTACGAAGACAAGGCCAACGACTACCTACGCGCCTCTCGTCAAAGCGGTATTAAAGCTGTTATGGATGCCACAGGCAAGAGCGCGGAAATTAGTTCGAGTATTTACAAATCCGCAATGGACAACGCAAGCGCCAACGCTCGTACCATGGCACAACTTAACGCGCCCGACGCACAGTCTAAGTTCTATGGCGGTCTTGGTGGCGGAGACCCCAGAAAAGGTCTTGAGTTCTACGCTGGTGTAATGGGCCCTGAAGGTAAAGGCATACAGGCTTTGTTAGCAAAATATGCCGACCCCATGAAACTGGAGTTGTTGAAGAACACTGACCCAGACATGTACAACTTTGTTAAGACACAGATGCGTATGCAGTTACAGCCGCAGCCAATGGGCAAACCCACTGGCCCTGTTCGAGATTAAGTTGTAGAATTTCAGCACCCCAGTTAAGTTCGGCCTTGCTGGGGGCTTTTGACAAGCCGCACAATTAGTAATGCCATGGCACAATATCTTCCTCTACCAGACGGTTCTTCTGTAACTATTCGAGAGGGAGAGTCGCCTCAAGAAGCATGGGCTCGTGCGCAACGCATGTATCCGGAAGCCTTTGCCCCCAGAGCAGAAGCAAAGAAAGAAACCACGGTTGGCGGTCAAGCCAAAGAGTTCTTTAAAGGTCTAGCCCCCGGCGCTATCAACTTGGTGGAGAGCGCGGCAGTTGGTGCATCAGCACTGCTCCCAGAAGAAACAGAGAAAGCCGCACGCTCGGGTATTGCAAGTCTTGCCAGTGCTGCCAAGAAACCTTTTGAAGCTAGCGCAGGCTACGAAGACACTGTTGGCCGTAAGTTTGGCGAAGCCGCTGGTTCAATTATCCCGTTCTTAGGCCTCGGCCCACTGGGTGTTGCAGGTCGTGTTGGTATGGGTGCACTCGGTGCTGGCGCAGGTGCTGGAGAAGCTCGTACTCGTGCCGAAGAAGGCGGAGCCACAGAAGGACAACGTGCAGGCGCTACCGCTTTGGGTACAGTTGTTGGTATCAGCGAAATGTTTGCCCCTGCCCGTATTCTGGGACGTATAGCAGACCCGGTTAAAGATGGCGCTGTAGCCTATGTCAAACGTGCGTTGATGGCTGGTGGCGAAGAGGCCGCGCAGGAAGCCGCAGCTCAAGCCGCACAGAACTTGATTGCCAAAGGCATCTATAAGCCTGACCAAGAAATCATTGAAGGCGTTGGTGAGTCCGCTGCTTATGGTGGCGCGGTTGGTGCGATGGCCCAAGGCTTGTTTGATTTAGCGCTTGGTCGCCGTGCCAAAGGCTCAACTAAACCACAGCAACAGCAGGAAGAGTTTGCCAAGCTGCGCGCAGAAGAAGAGCAACGCCTTGAGGCAGAGCGTCAGCGTAAGGCAACGCCAGAATACGCACAGGAAGTAGTACAAAAGTACGACGCACTGGCCCAGCAAAAGCAAGACTTGGTTGGGCAGATCAAAAAGATTGTCAAAGACTCCCCCACCGCCGACGCAGACCGGGCGTTCAATAGAGATATTAACTCACAAATTAAAGAGCTCGACAAGGAAATTAAACCGCTTGCCGAAGAGTACTACCCCGCTAAGAAACAGGTAGATGCAATTGCCAAGCAAGCAGAGTTGGACAAGCTCCCACCACAAGACTTCATGCTCCAGCAGATGGGCATGGAAGTTAAACCTGTTGAAGCACCCAAAGCCGCAGAGCCTGTCGTGCGTCGTGGCAAAGGTCAATTGTTTGGTGTTGAAGAGACGCCGCCCGTTGCAGATACTTCTTTGCAAGATTACGCCAAAGGTCAGTACGAAGCAGCCCGTAATGTGGGCGTCTTTGATATGGGTGACACTGCTGACTACATGATGCAAGACCCCGCCAAAGCTGCGGAGATGGTCAAGACTCGTACAAAGCTGCCTGACCTGACGGCGGCGGAAAACAACCTACTGCTGTCTGGCATCAAGCTTCGCCTGTCGGATATTGAGAAGAAGGAAAAAGCCGCTACCAAACAAGAGTTGGCACAGCGCCAAGAGACGCTCAAGTCCCAGACCCTCACACAGCCTGAAGATCAAATGGCGCTGTTCAAGGAGTCTCAAGCAGACGTAGAAGAGCAGGCCAGAAATGCTGAGCCAAACTTTGACTACCTTGACCCCATGTTTGAGAAGGCGTTGGAAGGGCAGACAGTTATTGCCGTCGACCCTAGCGTCAAGCCGATTGCCCGTGGCCCACAGATCAGAGAGAAGATTGATTCTCTAATTGCAGAAGCAGACAAGGCTGACCAAGACTACCGCACAGCCCGCTACGCAATGCCAGCCCAAGGTAAACGCGGTGCACCAGAACGTGCCGCAGCCATGGAAGCTTTGACCAAAGGCAAGACTGCGCTTGAGAAGATCGAGCAGATCAGTAAAGAGGGCGGCGCGTACGCCCGTGAAGTTATTGCTGCACGCCGCGCACAGCAAGAGGCCATGGCCAAGCTAAGTGACATTACCGAGCAACTGCGCACAGAGCAGACACTTGGTAAAGAGACTGAACGAGTACGCAACCCCGATACCGGGGAGATGGAGACAAGACTGGTTGGTTTTGGTAAAGGCGTATCCGCATCAACAGAACAATCACTGACTAATCAAGCCGAACAACTACGTGGCCAACTTATTTCTTCTGCGCTACAAGAAGCTGCGCTGAACCGCCGCGCCGCAGGCAATCCGGCTATTACACAAGACGAAGCAATTAAAGCCGCGTCTAATATATATGACGCAATTAACGAGTGGGTTGACCGAGCAAAACAAAAACCTGTACGCGCTGAGTACGAAGAAGTTATTGTCGAGCCTGCACAGATGCGGGCAAACAAAGTTGTGCGTGCTGCAAAGACAGAACGCCGTGTAGTTAAAGAAGGTGTGCCAAGCATGCAGCCACAAGAAGTGGCGCAGTTCCAAGAACGCATTAAAGAAGCAATGCGTGTGTTGTATGAAAAGCCTGATGTTAAAGCACAACGTGTGGAGACAGGCGTGCTCAAACGCCAGTTTAAAGAAACCGAAGCTAAGAAAACAGCCGAAGCCCGTGGTGAAACAGCAACCACGCTTCGCGGTGAGTTACGCCGCCGTACAGAATTTGTACGCAACAAGATGTCCAAGATGGGTGCGATGCGCCCCGGTGCCCGTGATGCGCTCAATGCTGCCGCCGACTTGATGGACAAGAACCAAGCTACGCGTGAGATTCTAGACAAGGTCGAGCCCGTAGTAGACGCCATCGTTGCAGGACGCGACGTTAAGCAGGTGGACATTCAAGCCATTAAAGACGCTATCCGCGCTACCGAGACTGTGCCTGCCGGACAAAAGGCTTTGTTTCCTGAGGCGCAAGAAGACCTTGGATACATCCGTGCAACACCGGCAAATTTTGCCAAGTCACCTCGCATCAAACCTGTGTGGGCGGCAATCGACCGAGCAAAAGAACTGTTTAAGAAGACTGAGCCAGTGCGTCTGGCCAAAGAAGCCACGCGTAAGAACCGTTTGAAGTTGCTCAACCAGCTTGAAGAACGTATGGACAGCATCCGCAAGGACACACAGTTCTTCTGGAAAGACACAAGCCGTTGGACTGACGCTGAGATGGCCAAGGTGTTTGCTGGTATGCCCGAAGCAGGCACAACGCAGGCTGAGAAAGACATCCTATACAAGTATGCCAAGAATCAGCCAATGACTCCGCAAGAGAGAGTACTAGCTGATCGACTACTGGCAGAGTTCCGCACTAAAGAATTGCCCAAATACCAAGCACGCGTTAAAGAGGCAATGGCCCTTTTAGCACAAGGCCGTCGCTTGGCAGATGCGGACAACCAGTTGTTGGCGTTCATGCAGGATACAAACGAGAACGTCCGTGCGGCAGCTAAGGCGCTCAACGAGCGCATGGCGGGGATGCGCGACACCGTTAAATATCTTAAAGACGTGATGCGCGGTTCAGCAATACTGACGCCTGAACAAAAAGCATTGTTGGATTCTGAGAAAGCTGTTGAGAAACAGCGAGGCGCGTACCAGAAAGTAGTTGCTGACACGTTCAAAGTTAAACGCGAAGACATGGAAGCAGCGCGTGCCGCATTGTTGGACCCTAAGATTGCTGAAGTAAGTAAATCCCTTGAAGAAGCGCAGAAAATATTGGCGCAAGAAGAGGCCGAACTTAAGCGCATCACTTCACACTACGACGCTGTGTTGAAGTTGTGGAAAGGCCCGATGCGCGACAAGCTTGGCACGTACGAATACTTGCTGATGGAAGAAAAGAAAGGGATTATTGCCGACCTCAAAAAGCAAATTAAACCCCAGATATTTGAACTGACTAAGTTAACACTTAGACGTTACGAAGAGTTTGATGGCGCAGCTGTTGCAATTCAGACAATGCTTGATGGCAATGTAAAGTTTGAGCGTCAGTACTTGGAGATGCAGGAAGCCAACCTTGCCGCCATGCGCGGTGAGAGCGTCTTTGACAATCCTAACGCGTACCCGTTTGCGTATCAGCAGGCGTTAAAAAATCTGCAAGTGCAGAAGCAAACCGTCAAGGCTGCGGAGAAACGCGCTACTGAGTTTAAAGAGATTGCTAAGTCTGAACAACAGCAGATGGAAGAGTTCTGGAAAGACAAGCTTGGCGGCGAAGGCATCAAACGCGAAGAAGGCAAAGTTGAGCGCATTAAAACAACGGCTGAAAAAGAAGCCGATAAATTGCGTGAAGAATCCATTGCAGCGTTGGACAGAGAAGAGCGTGCCGCAGAAAGAGAAGCGCTTAAAGAGCAAATTCTTAAGACATACGCTGACCAGATGGGCGACTTGCTGCTTGAGGTTGAAGCTATTCCCGGTCCTAACACCGAGGCTGAACTTAAGAAAATTATTAACGATCCCAAGTCCGAGCTTGACGACGTTATCAACGCACAGGCAAAGGTTAGCGCACTGCAAGGTATTGCGTCTACTGAAGCGCAAGAAGAAGTGTTCCTAGAAGGCAAGCCTGCAAAGAAACAGAAAGCCGCAACAACACTAAGCTCTATTGGCCAAGCCAAAGGCAAGCCGTTGCGTGTTGGCAGAATGACTGATGCCAAGTTGGAAAAGTTGTTTAAGCCAACAGCTAAAGTCAAAGCGCTTGAAGACGTTTATTTTGAAGAAGCCGACCAAGGCGGCATAGACATTGACCAGTACGGCGAAGGTAAAACACAAGGTAGTTTTGATTTTGGTGGCGACTTCAACTTCTCACGCGGTGAGTCAACCACAGGCACAGACGCTAAGACCTTGAAGGCAGAGCTTGACGAAGCCATGGGCGGTGACGTAACTGAACGCGGCAACGTCCACATCTACAATAGTGTTGAAGAGTTCCTCAAAGAGAACCCAGATTATCGCGGTGAAATTCCGCTTGACGCTAAAGGTTTTGCTGAAGAAGGAAGTGCAACACTGTTTGCCAACAATATTGGTAAAGGCCACGGCCTTGGCGTTCTGCTCCACGAAGTTGGCGTGCACATTGGTTTCCGTAACTTCTTTAATGCGGCGCAGTTCAACCGCTTAGTAAGCACAGTTAAAGGTTGGGCTGAACGCACAGACAACTCGCTTGAAGCACAGATTGGCCGTAAAGCCATGCAGCGTGTGGAGATGGCAGAGACTTCTGAGACGCAAATTGATGATGAGTTGTTGGCCTACGCAGTTGAAGAAGCTGTGCAAGCCGGTGTACTACAAACCAGAAAAGGCCCGTTGTTTGGCTGGCTAAGCTCCATCATTGATGCGTTTAAGAAAGCGCTAAACAAGTTAGGCTTCCCAACTAGTGAGATTACCGCCGGTGATTTGGTTAACTTTGCCTACGGTTGCGCCCAGCTTGAACTTCGCGGCACATGGCACGGCACTGGCGCTACGTTCGACCAGTTTGACTTTTCTTTTATGGGCACCGGAGAAGGTGTTCAGGCGTATAGCTGGGGGTCATACCGCGCTCAAAGACGTGGCATAGCCAACTCATACCGGTCGATGGAAGTATCAAAATTGCACATGGCTGCAATGGAGGAGTGGGAAAATCTTCCTGAAGTTAAGGCTTGGGAAAAATCTCAACGCCCAACTTTTGAGGGGCACACAAGTGATGACTTCTTTGAGTTTAAACGCAATGCAGACAGCGTAGATGCTAAATTGGGCAGTGTTCCTGCTAAGTATGCAAACAGAATGGCGTCTGCTTTAAAAACGTTGCAAACGCGTGTCAGTGAAGGGACGAGTTTTTCGCCAGCCTCCACCATTACTGCTTCTCTAAAAGCGGCGGGCCCATCTTTTAAATCGGAGCAAGACCAAAAAGCGTACGACGCTTTTGTAGCAGGTTTAGATCTTGCAGGACTTAAAACCCCTTATGCGGACCCGCTGTACAAAGGAAAGACGTGGTCGGATCTTTATTTCTCAGAGCGCGGTAGCGAAGAACACACCGCCGGAGAATTGTTGTATGAAGTAAAAAGCATAGAAGGCAACACCTTTAAAGAACGCCTTGATGCTGCACTTACAAAACTTGAAAAAGAAAAAGAAAACCGCGTTCGCATATTTGCGAGCAGCGACAAATACAAAAAGGAACATGACGAAGCAGCAAGCGCGTTGGCGCAATTAAAAAAATTAAACAGAAACAATTTTGTTTTTGAAGTGCCAACAGCAAACCCCATACCTGAACCCGTAAGCCCCACAGGTTCTATGATGCGGGTAATACATTTGCATCCAGACAACACGTATTTGATGTGGAATGCGCTGGCAGACGAACAACCAGAGCCTGTAGATAAAGCTGTGCGCGAGTTGTTTAATGATTTGTCTGAAGAGGCGCAAATTAAATTTCTCAGTTTGTTGCCTGACTCTAAGCCCACTAAAGGTAAAGACATTTATAACGCGCTTAGCCAAGTGGTTGGTGGAGATCGTCTGGCTTCGTTGGCAATGTATAAGTACGGCATTTCGGGCAACAAGTTTCTGGATGGTTTGTCCCGTAATGACAAGATTGACCGCAAATCCACTTTTAACTATGTTGACTTTGCGGACAAAGAGCAAGGCGCTCAGATTGTTGCAACCAACATCGACAGAGTTGGCAAAGCCAAAGGTGTTCTTCTGTCACGCAAACCGCAGTTTGCAAACGCTGACTTTGAAAGAGTGAGCACAACCGTTACCAAGACAGTGGCGCAGGACAGAACTTGGTTGGACAGCATCAAAGCCAACACATCTGGCCTTGCGTTTGAGACACAGCTTGTTGATCGCTTTGCAGGCTTTGAGCGTTTGGCTAAGTACATGGAGCCGCTCAAAGGCACCCAGATGTTGTACTACCTCCGTTCGTACGATCAGCGCATGAACATAGTGTCTAAGGCTGTGTCTGATGGAGCGCCTGCAATCAAGGAGGTTACCCGCGATGATGGCCGTGTTGAGCGCCTTGTAGAAACAACTGGTGGAGCTAACATTGCCGGTGTTGTAAACAAACTGAAAGACGCTAAGCCGTACATTGGTAACGGTGAGGCTGTCAACCAAGTGTTTACAACTTACATGGCGGCTATCCGTGCCAAGAACAAAGGCATCGAGACGCTGAACTTCGGCACTGACAAGGATGGCAAGCCTGTGTTGACACAGGCTATGCTTGACGAAGTTACTGCGCTGGTAGAAAACAACAAGCCGTTGCAGAAAATCTTTAACGATGCTCGTACAGAGTACAACAAGTACAACCGCGACCTTTTGGACTTTGTGGCCAGCACTGGCGCTTTGTCTAAAGCGCTTGTCAAGAAGCTTGTGGCCGAAGACGATTACATCCCGTTCTATCGTGAGCGCAAAGGCGTCGTCGAGTTGGTGATCGGCAACGAGAGCCCCATCCGTATCGGCAGTATTGCAGAGCAACCTTACCTAGACAAGTTGGTGGGAGGCGACACGGCCATCCTAGACTTCATGACCAGCTCGGTGCAGAACACCAACATGTTGGTGGACATGGGCATGCGTAACCTTGCAACCAAGAACGCAGTCATGGAACTGGTCGACCTGAAGGCCGCCACGTTGGTCAAAAAAGCCGACGGCCCTGACGTTGTTAAATTTAAAGTAGACGGAGATGACCGTTACGCGATCATCGCTACCGAGAAGGTGATGATTGGCAACAAGGAGTTTGAGACAGGCGTGCCTGCCGACTTGTTGGTCAAGGGTATGGAAGGTATCCCCACACAGATGCCGTTCTTGCTCCGTGTGATGTCTATGCCTGCGCAACTCTTGCGTAAGTCTGTGACGCTGAGCCCCTTGTACATGGCCAAGCAGTTGTTCCGCGACTCGTTGGCGGCTCCTATTCTCTCTGGCGCTAACTTCACACCGATCGTTGGCGCTCTGCGTGAGATCAACGGCGCGGCTAAAGAGAAGCTAGAGAAGCGCGGCATCGTAGGCGGTCAGTACTTCCGTGGCACAAGCGAAGACTTGTCCATGATTCTGCGCGAGATCTCTGACGGACAGCCCGGTTGGATGAAAGCGTTGGGCAGGTTTGAAGCCATGGGTATGGAGGCGGACGCTCTCACACGTCGTGCCCAGTACAACAGCTACGTTGAGCAAGGCTTGTCCGAAATGGAAGCTACGCTGATGTCTTTGGAGTCCATGAACTTTAACAAGCGCGGCGCGTCTCCAAGCGTGCACGTAGCCAACGCCCTGATTCCTTTCTTCAATGCACAGATTCAAGGTCTGAACGTGTTGTACAAAGCGATGTCCGGCAAGATGCCTTTCAACGACCAACTGCGTATTCGTGAAAAGTTGTTGATGCGTGGCGGCATGATGGCGGCGGCTACGTTTGCCTACGCCGTGATGATGGAGGACGACGAAGCCTACAAGAACGCAACTCCAGACCAAAGATATGGCAACTGGTTTGTGCGTCTGCCCGGTTTGGACGAGCCCCTCAAAATTCCTGTGCCGTTTGAGATTGGTTACATCTTCAAGTCTATTCCTGAGGCGATGTACAACATCATGACCACGGAGCATGGCGGGGAAGAAGCAGTCAAGGCGTTCAAACAGATCTTGTTGCAGACAGTCCCCGGCGGTTCGTCGTACGGCATCCCACAAGCGGCCAAGCCTTTGATCGAGGTAGGTCTGGGCAAGTCGTTCTACACAGGCCGCGACATCTTGTCAGCACGCGAGAAACAGTTGTTGCCTGAAGAGCAGTACCGCGTCAACACAACCGACGCCGCCAAGCTAGTTGGTAGTACCTTGGATATATCTCCAATCAAGATCGAGGCGCTTGTCAGCGGCTACACCGGCACGATGGGTCTGGCATTCTTGCAGGCGATCAGTCTTGGCGTACCGGCAAAGGAAACACCAGAGCGTGCGGTCAGGCGTCTGTCTGAGTACCCAATCGTAGGCGGTGCGTTCCAACCCAACGACGCAGGCGGCATCATCAACTCAGTGTATGAGCGCATGAACGAGGTTGTTCAGGTTAAGACTACTGTCGACAAGCTGTTGGAAGAAGGCAAGGTTCAGGAAGCTCAAGCCTTGATGACCAAGCGCGGCACAGAGTACATGCAGGCAGAACTGGCCAACACGTTTAAGGCAAACATGAACATGTTGACTCAGGCAGAGCGAGCAATCGCCGCATCTAAGATGACTCCTGAAGCCAAGCGTGAACAGCTTGACAAGATCAGGAAGATGAAGATTGGGCTTGCAAATACGACGCGGGAAATTTCCGATAAAACCATACGCCTAATTGGTGGTTCTTGATACCAATAACAGCGCGAGCTTGAATTCGGTGAGGGAGCGCGGCACGTAAGCCTAACTCCCTCACCTTTTCAACGTCTAGTCCCGGGACAAAGAAGCCCTCACCCGGCTTTAGCTTCGCCCAAGGATAGATTATTTCCATCGAAGACTTCGTCCCTAAAGGTTATGTGCATGGTGTTGACGCGCATGGCAGGGCCGTTGGTACGGGACAGCATATCTTTTTTGACGTACTTGCAGGTAAACAGCTCCTCCATCTGCGCCTTGAACTCGTCATACCCGAAGCTCATGGTTACGCAGTGCTTCTTGAGAAGTTGCTCCTCGATGTAGAACTCCCTGTACCCCGGCGTTAGGATGCCGTGCTCCACCCTGCCGAGCACCTTGCTCTTGGTGGTCGAGCGGTCAACAATGTCGCCGTTGTCGCCCCACGCTGCCAAGATTTTGCCCTCAACCTTCTTCAGAACAATAAAGCTTCCGTAGTTGTCGCCGATGTAGGCGTTCAGCACATCTTCAGCAGAGCGCACGCTGTTCTTAATAATGCCACGGCCTTTCTCCACAAGCCCTTTGAGAGCGTTGATGACCTTGTTGATCTCCACGTCTAGGATGCCCGCGTACTCTTTGCGCAACAGGATTGCCGCCGCCACAGTTGTAGTACAGCCTGCGTGCCAGTAGCGCTCGTCGTCGTTGAAGTTGAGGACTTTCTTCAAGTGGACGTGAACCTTGCGCACAATCTCTTCAGCAGTCTTTTGATTAACCGCCAGCCAACGCACCCAAGCCTCGCCTGCTACGCCGTAGTTGCGCTTGACCTCAAGCAAAGTCTTGCGCTCTTCGGAAGTGAACTTCAGTTTGATGTGCGGCGTCCACTCAAGCATACGCAGAAGCTCGCCGTTTGAACTGTGCTTACGTGCCCCCGCCATGTAGTCGGTCAGCTTCTCGTTACCAGTCATTGTGCAGGTAGCAGTCCACGTGCTGTTGTTGATACGCTCTTTGTTGGAGCCAGACTCCATACGCTCCTTGCCCTGACCCTCGGCGTAGTCAAAGATAAAGGCGGGTGCCCACTCCATGTCCTTGCGCTGAGTGTTGGTGATCTCGTCGATCAGAAGCGGCATGCTGTTAAGCAAACCCGCCCGTTGTTGCATAGCCACAGGTGACGTACTCTTGCCTGTGCGGTAGCGTAGTGGGTGACCCCACACGCCTGCCTTGGCGCTAAGTACTAGGGATTTACCCGTACCTGACCACTGTGAACCGATGTGCCAGACGAAGCCTTCGTACTCTGTGAAGCGCATAAGCGGTGATCCAAAGGAATCCAGAGCCACAGCCAAGGCCGTCTCCATGCCTTCTTTCTCCACAAAGATCGTCTGCCACAAGTTCCGCCACGTATCAAGGTCGCCCCTGCCGTTGGTGTTGCGGTTGATGTTCTCAAGCCCGGGCATGGGGATGCGAGTCTCGCGCCCGTCTTTACTGAACACGCGGTTGTTGTAGACGAATGATTGGTCTGCCTGCCATCCACATTGGAACGGCACCTCGATCGGCTTGCGGTTTTGAGAAGCCTCGCCCACGCATGCACGCACATACTCAAACAGCGTCTTGTCGTGACCGGCAAAGGTGCTGACGATGTTCTGACTGGCCAACCACTTGAGCGTCTCGTCCTTGCTGACAATAGACTTCTGTGGGAAGTTCAGCGTTTGCACGCCTTCGGGACGCACAGCGGCCATGTGAATCAGGTGGTCGTTCTCCATCTTCAAAAGGTCAACCACAAACAAGTCGTAGGGAACCAGTTGAATATTCTTCTTGGACTTCTTGCCCTCTTCATCTTCCTCAGTGCGTGTGCAGTACACGCCACCATGCTCGCCGTAGCTGTAGCCACGAGGGGGCACAGGACGTACTACGCTAGGTGCTAAGGGTAAACCCGTATCTTCTGGCTCGTACGATTCCTCTGAGTCAAGCTCGCTCTCATCGAAGTCTTCCTCGACTGGCGCAGACAGCATGATTTCCTTGGCGGTGTTGTCCACCTTGATCTCGCGCCCCAGTATCAGTGGGTTGGTGATCTTGCCCCAGTGCTTGCACTTCGTGCAGATGCCGGGGTTCTCACTGTCCATCTTCATGCAGGCGTATGGCCCTTTGATCTCGCCAAGCTTCTGGTGCATCCGCTCGTGTGGGTACGGGTGCATGTCCGACAGCCAGATTGCTTTCTCTGCACCATCCTCACAGACCTTCGCCCATGACAGCAAACCGCGCCAGATGGGTTCCTTGCCGTCGTCCGTAGCTGTGGCGATGTAGTCCTGAACCTGACCGCACTGGTTCTCAAAGTTGGCAAACAGCGTGAAGCTATCCTGAATCAGCTTAACCTGACCGCGTGTCTGTGCTGTGGGGCGCTGACCGGGGAGGTCTACCTTGGGCGCAGGGGGTGCAGGCACCTCTTCCAACTTCTCGTAAACAAGTGGCGAAAAAGTCGAAAAGTCAAAAATATCGCCTTCTTGGACTATGCGGACAGGGCGCGGCTGTGCGTACTTCTTCTTGTTGTTGGCAGTTCCGGGCACGCGCAAGATACGCGCAGTGTCAGCCGTCACAGCCATGTCAATGGTGAAGCCCTCCTGTTTGCACAGACGCTTCAAGTTCTCAGCAACAGGTTTCCAAACAGCCGCAGGAATCTCGTCCTTCAGCGGCCAGTAGCAATGCAAGCCACCACCTGAGTCAACCACCCATGGCGTACCGAGCGAGTCAAGTCCAGACTTTGTCAAGAACTCAATCAGCGCATCAGCCGCCGCTTTCTTGGTAGCGTAGCCGTCCAAGTCAACGAAGAACGCCTTGAGGTACTGAGCTTCTTCAGCGCCGCGCTTCTTGTCGAAGGTAGCTACGCCATAGAAAACGTCGTAGTTGTTGGCGTGCCACTGCTCGATCGTCGGGATGAGGTCGTCAATTTTGTCTGCATATACATGCTCTTTCTTCTTTGTGAGTTCTACCGCGCAGTAAAGTCCGAAGCCTTCGGACGGCAGAACCACCGCTAAAAATTCAGCGGATGTCATGTTTGTCCTTTGGTTAATAGGTCTTCGTCGTATTCTGCGAGCTCATCAATGGCTTTGGCCAAGCGCAAGCAAAGCTCTTCCACCCACTCTTTTGGCAGGTTCTCGTTGCCCATCATGTACACGTGGCGCAACAGTTCTTCGTCTGTCAGGTTTTTAGGTTGAATGCCTTGCATGTGCGTCTCCAAGCTTCGTCGCCTGTACTTGACGACTGTAAAATTTTAAGAACGGCCTCGACTGTTGGTCGGTAGGCCACGAATACTTCCCCGCCATTGAACCAGTTGTAAACAGATTGCCGAGAAGCGCCTGTTACTTTTGCTAGTTTCGTGACTGGGAAGTCATGGTGCACAGCCCATCGCCCGAGTTGGTTGCCCAACGTCTTAGGCGCTTTCTTGACTGCGCTGATTACTTGTGGTGAATATGGCATGGTGTAGGTGGAGGTACTCACCGCCCGTCCGCAAGTTTCACAACTTTGCACGGCTTTCCCCCCGTTATCCTTTACTCGTTCTCGTCCCAGTCGTCGACCATGGCAGAGAGGTCAGCCTTGGCCTTGGGCACAGCGTTGGGCTTCTTCTCTTCCTTGCGCACCACTGGCTCCTCGTCGTCCTCAGCAGGCAGAGGGGCAGGTTTGGCTTTGGTCTTGGCCTTTGGAGCGGGAGCTTCTTCCTCTGGCTCGGGCGCAGGGGCGGCGGCAGGGCGCTTACCTTCAAGCTTCAAAGGTGCGGGGGCAGACACGTTGTCCATTTTAGCCACAGTCATTGTGATCGCCTTGATCGCGGCGTCAGTCTTGCCCTGTTGCTGAATGGTTGGGAACTCGTCGTCGGTCAACCAACGCATAGCCTTGAAGTGCAACTTGGGCGACTCGGACTTGGTGTCGAACTTCATGCGGGTTATGACCTCGGATGGGTCAATGTTCTGCGCGGCCAAGTAGCGGGCGTATGCCTGCAAGGGACGGTTGTCGCCCTCTTCCTTACCAAAGATTGACGTAGCGGGCAAAGTCAACTGCATGACTGCGCCCTCCATGTCGTTGGCCAACACCACAGCAACACGTTGCTGATAGCGGCAAGCGCGGCTGTTACCTTGACCAGAACCGGCGATGTTCTTGGGGCAACCATCACACTTGGAGCTCTGTGGGTTGCTAGCGTCAGGGCTTGGCACCTTGCCGTCTTGTGACCAGCAATCAGGCGCAGAGGCGGCGGCGTCCTTGTCGTAGGAGCCTGCATAAAACACGCGTGAAACATCAGGCGCGGCATTGACAACCACCACGTCGAGGTAGCGGTCTTCGATTGCGGCGATCTCTTTGCCTCCATCGATCAGACGGAACACGCCGCCCTTGATGGAGATGCGCTTGCCGCCACCACCGACTGAGCCACCGGCTAGCGCCTTGGCAATGGGGGACAACTCTTTGCGGTTCTTTGCGAACGCGGGGGCTTGGGATGGGTTGAAAAGAGCTACGTTGCTCATGGTTTTCTCCTGATTACTTAGTTGGTTTACGAACTGAAATGGCGTACTCTGTCATAGAGTTAAGCCCTGCGGGTACTAGACTGGGGTTGTCGGCCAAGAAGGTTGCCATGTTGGTCTGCGCAATACGCTTCTCCAACAAGTCCAACGCATCGTGTTCCTTGATGAACTCTTTGAACGAGTCCCAGTCCTGTGTGTTGTAGCGTGTCTTGGTAGACAGTACTACTGTGCCTTGGTCTGTGCGTACGCTTGATACGCCTAGCTTGAGCATCTGGTCTTTGAGCGCAATCTTCACCACGTCTTGCTGACGCTTGATGTCCTCAATCTCAGACTCATACTGAGTGGTCAACTCTTGTATGCGTGACTGCATCCTGCGGTACACCTTTGCCAACTTGTCCATGGGGACAGTGACTTCTGACGGCGCTTCCTGAGGAGTTGGCTCCTCATCATCTATGTTTAACATTTGCTTCTCCTGAAATAGTTTTATTGTCAATGGTTTGACAGCATAGCACGACTGAATTGATTTGCAACTCCTTTCTTAAATATTTTTTACTTCGCTGTCGAACATGCCGACAAGCAACGCGTGGTCGGAAACTTTTGTATTCATTGCTTTGAAAAGTTTCTTCTCGATGGGGCTTGACTCAATGTGTACCACAGTAACTTTGTCGGAATCTTGACCTTTGCGGTCAGCTCGTGCTATGCACTGCGTATACATCTCAACAGACATTAGTGGACCAAAGAAGACAACAGTGTCAGCGGCAGTCAGGGTAATCCCGTGGGCTGTCGCTTGTGGTTGCAACACCAACACGCGAATGTTATTGGTGGTCTGGAAGTCGTTAATGATCTGACCGCGCTTGGTTGCAGACACGTCGCCATGAATCTGGTCAACGGCATAGCCATGCTTGGTGAGATACGTAACGATGGTGTCAATGCTTGAGCGGAACAGCGCGAAGATGATGACCTTGCGGCTTGTCTCCTCCAACACTTCCTCAAGCACACTCAGGCGAGGCGCGGCATCGAACTCCACAACTTCCTTCTCGTCTGTGTACGCGGCACCGCAACTGATTTGTAGCAACTTGTTTACAGCAACGCCTGCATTGACTGCGCTGATTGTTTCACCCGCCGCTTGGACAAGCATCTGTTCTTTGAGTTGCTTGTAGTACTTCGCTTGCTGTGGTGTCATCGGTACTTCGCGTGTGACTGTGATGACTGGTGGCAAGTCAAGGCACTGCTCTTTTGCAAAACGTATTGCAGGTTGTAGCGCATCGAACACGAGGTCTCTAGCGTTGGCCTTCGGTGCCCACTTGAACATGCTGATCTTGTTCATCACCTTGTCGCGCCATGATGTCTGGAACTTAGGCACACCGCTTGGGTTCACGAGCCTTGCCAAACCGTACGCATCCACAGGCGACTGCGATGCAGGCGTACCAGTCATCATCCACAGGTATGTCTCGGGCTTGATGATTGACGCAAGTGTTTTCCATCTACGTGTAGATGGGTTCTTGTATGCGTTGGCTTCATCGACAATCACCAAGTCGAACCTACCATCAGCGTTGATCTCAGAGGCAATCAAGTTCAGGCCGTCGTAGTTGGCAATCACAATCTCGTAGTCCTGCTGAATCATCTCTATGCGCCGTGAGGCTTGCGTATGGTGGGCGACGATGGCGGAGCGATGGATAACACTGCGGTTGATGTCACCCATCCATGCGCTGTGCATGATAGACAGCGGACAGAGAATCAACACACGACGAACTTCACCACGCTTCATCAAGAAGTCAGCCGCCCATAGCGCAGACAGAGTCTTGCCAGTGCCGGGGTCGTTAAAACAGAACGCTCTGCGGTTCAGTGTGAGGAAAGCCGCTGTCTCTATTTGGTGAGCCATTGGTATAAACTTTCCGGGCCAGTCGTAGCGCCTAGTGATAGGCGACGGCACGTCCTTCACACCAAGGTTGCGTAGCACTCGCGCTTCATCAAGCCCCCAGTACACAGCAACTTCATAGATGCCGTTGTCCTCAGAAAGAACTTTGTGCTTCGGAATGATTGCGTACTTGTGCGGGTTGCGTGTGCGCAGTACGAGCGCTTTGTCTTCAACGATTTGCATTACGCATCTTCCTTTAGTCTAGACCAAGGTGTGCTAGTTGTACGATGGTTGAGTTCTTCCATCTTTTTATTCTGGTGTAGTCGTGCTGATGCATCTAACCAAAAGTGTTCTTCTAACTCTGACACATCTATCCACGTATCTCCAAAGCGAGCGCGCCACAAGTTGACTAACTCGGACAGCGGTATTGACCACACAGGATTCTTATTAGGATTGAACACCGGAGGGTCGTCTTCCATGTCGTCTAACATGTCTATAAGTGATTTTTTTACGATTGCCATTTGCTTCTCCTTGATTTATTCTGGTCTGCGGCACACGTACCGCGCTCGATCTGTTAGATAGTGCGTCTCAAGCTCGCCCATTTGTTTGAGCCTTCGGTACGCTAACCTAAAGAAGTTATCACCTTCAACATCCACTAGGTCAATCCATTCGTTTCCATAACGTGTTACCCAGAGATCAATCAGCGAACTGACTGACACGTTGTACGCTTCATGTTCAAGCTCTTTGCTTGTGGCAGGCTGATGTGTTTCGCCTGTGATCTTTCCTGTGTGTTGTTGCGAGGCCCCTTGTAAAGCCATGTTGTACTGCTGTTGCGATAGCTGTGCGTTTCCAATAAGGCTGTTGCCCCACGGGGCTTGCCCCAACAGACTCGGAGATTGTTGAGCGGGTCCAATCGCACCTTGCATTCCCTGCGCGGCGTTTTGAGCGCCGCTACCGAATAGGTTGTTTAAGAGTGACATTATTTTATTGAGTGGTCTGACTTGCGAGCGTATGAACGGTTCGCACTTGCATCTTTGACGCGCAGGTTTGAGCGCACAGTCTTGCCGCCTTTTGAGAGCGCTTTCTTGTGGTCAACATCTTTGCCGTCACCCTTGTGCACGAGGCCTTCCTTCTCCATCATGGCGCGTGCTTTGTTACGAGCGGCGC